TCAACTTCTTCCTTCTTGAACTGAGGGTGATCATCCAGTTTCATACCACGCTTTTTCTCAAGCTTTGCTTTTTTCTCTGCAGTTTCCTCTGGAGTAGAACGAGGTCCTGGATTATTCAGCAAATTCATTCTTGCTGCATGTTTACTAAGATCAGAATACTTATCCTCGCCCAATGCCTTTTTTCTCATGTCTTGGGTACGACCAGGCAATGATGGACCTTTACCCCTCTTGCTTAAGATCTTTGGTGCATTTGGTTGACCAGAATCTGCTGCATCTTCAATCTTTTTGTCTCTCTCCGTTCTCGTCTTACGATTGGGATCAATAGGATGATTAAAATTAACTCCTTCGCCCATCGCTTGCTTACGGATAGTAGCGAAGTAAATCTTTTCTCCTTCCTCTTTACCATACTGATTAATCATATTCTGCTTCATTGCAGAATCATCATACTTACCTTTCAGTTTGGTTTCTTTTTTCTTTTCACTTTTGGTCATCTTTCTTTCATAGATCTGAATCAAGAGACTTTCATCAAGTTTAAGAATAACATCATCAACACTATTCTCATCATATGCAAATCCTTCTTCAATCAGATAGTCAGAAATTAAATTGTAGAATTCCATGTCTTCGCTCTTAGTTCCCCAATTTTTTGCGCCAACTTTGCGGCATTTGACTAACGCTCCAGAAGCATAAGCAGAAGGCCAAACAGAATAACGTGACTTTACCTTATGGTAACAGGCATCCTTTTTTCCTTCTTTCTTTGCCATTACTATAATCTTAGTTTCCTATTTTGTATTTATAAAAAAAGAGGAGTCCTAAGACTCCTCCAAAACTGTCTTCTATTTAAAGAATATCATCTACCAAGTTGCTTCTTTTCATTAGGAGTCAAAGCACCTCTTTGAGCACCTCTTGCTGCTTGCTTTGCTTTTACTTTAGGATCATCAGACTTGTGACCATAACCATGGAGACCAGGAGAAGCAGAAGCAGTCTTACGGAAATCACCTCTTTGTGATCTGGCAAGTTTTTCTCTTGCTGCTTTCTTTGCACTATCACCATAGGTTGGTTTATCTGCAAGCGCAGTTGCTCTATCTGCTGCTTCTCCACCACCTGCTGGTTTGCGTAACTTAGTTTCATCATAACCACGCTTTGCCATTGCAGTTGCTTCATCAAGAAGTTGAAGTTGTGATTCGCAAATGTCATCAACAAGTTCAGATGACAGTTTTGCCATCAGTGTAGTTGCTCCACCAAAATCGGAAGCAAATCCCTCATCAATCATATATGCTGCAACCAGATCAAAGGTATCAAGTTCTCCACCTTCTTCCTTGAGTCTTCTCGCCAGATTCAGAAGAGCACCTCTTGCACTTCTCTTTACACCCTTCTTCACTTCTTTTACTTTTTCACCTGCTGCCGCTGCAACTCTTCCTGGTTTAGAAGCAACTCTCTGTTTGATATCTGCTGCAACTTCACCTCTAACTGATCTTCTCGTTTCTGGATCGTTTGATCTCAGTTTCAAACCAGGACCTGGTCCACCAAGTCCTCTCTTAGCAGCATACTTACCAATCTGAGGATCAACAACGTCTCTTACTTTTTGCTTTACCTTACCTTTGACATTCGCTACAATCGCTGCCTTTGCCTTATCTCTTACAGATTTGTGCTGAGTATGAATCTGTGAACTGTTAAGAGTTTGCCCTTTCTTGCCTTTAAGTTCCGTACCAGTTGCTTTAAGTGCTGCCTTTGCAACTGCACCCTTTGCTTGGTTGGTCGTTCTCTTAACAGATTCTCCTGCTTCCGTAGCCTTTTCCTTTACCTTAGAAATGCCAGACTTAACAGATGCCTTTACTTTCTCAACTCTTTCCTTTCTTGCTTCTGCCTTTGCTTTTCTAGCATCTTCTGCCTTTTTCGCTTCAACTCCCTTAGTAATCTGTGCATCATGTGCCGCTTGCTGAGCCTTGAACTTAGCTCGCATTTCCTTCTGCTTGTCAGTCATACGTGCTTCAGAGAAGAAGTCATCTTCAATATCTTCTTCCAATGCTTCTTCAATTTCTTCAATAGTAAAACCTTCCTCAAGAAGAGATTCAATTGCTTCTTCAGCAACTAAATCCAGTTCTTCCTGAGAAAGGTCTTCAATACCAAATTCTTCTTCTACTACTTCTTCTTTTAAGTAGATTGATTGGTATGCCTTAGCAATTTCTTGGAGGTTCATTGTAACTGTTTTTGACTTTATATTTATTTATTTATAATTTGCCTCCAACTTCACCAACATAAGATTTAGTTTCTGTCCATCCCTCTTGTTGTCCTTTAAGATAAAAACGAGTAGCAATGATACACTGGTCTTCAGTGAGAGCAGAAACTAAACCCTTATCATCTTTGTCAAAACTATGCCAGAGGAATCGTGCTTTCACAACATAAAAGGCATCATCAATCAGTTTCATCAATCTTTTGTTTCTGGATGATAATCATGAGGACGATTGACTCGGTTATTAACTACAGTGTTATGAAGTTGCTTGAGTGCTTTGACGGTCTCAGGAGTTTCTTCCCAAGTCCATACATCTCCAGTCTTTCCAGTAAATGTGCGTTGTGTCATTTTAATTCTCAGTCAATAAATTCAAATGGAATATCACCGTTTTTCAAAACTATTACTTCCTTTTCAGGAAATATTTGTTTCAGTTCGGCTATTGCATCGTCCAGTTTTTCTTGTAGCATTGGATTAGTTTCCAGTGCCTCTTTTGTAAATGGGGTTCTAACTAAAATACGAGTCATCGATCATTCTCCGCACGATTTTCAGAAAAGTAAACATCAAAGGCACCTTCGGGGTAACGCCTCTCAAGTTTCTTGACGTTAGTGGCAATCACATCGTCGAAGGAAACTTCAAGTGCCATGCAGGCTTGAGCAACATACCACATAAGATCACCGAGTTCAATAATAAGATGCTCACGGTTATCATTGTTCCAAGGTTTTCCTTGGAAAACCATCTTCTTGATGATTTCAAGGAACTCCCCACCTTCAGCATTAATACCAACGCCCGCAGTAAGTAGTCGCTCAATATTGGCACCTTTCTGGTCAAGGGCAACAAGGCGGTCGGAAAGAGCGAGAAAATCAGTAGAGGCATCGCTAGTAACCGCATCAACAAATTTTTGATAGCGTTCAAAATCAATATGTTTAGTCATAATTGTAGTGGTTCTTGTTGAATATCAGGAAGTTTTTGTTGAAGAGGAATCTCTCGACCCCCTATAGCAATTGAAGGAAGTTCATACTTAAGTGGTGAAATTTCAAAAGTTTCCTTCCATTCAAGACGATTGGACTTATAAGTGCCTTTACGGCACTCTGCCAACCATTTGGCATCTTTTTCGTTTCCACAGTCAGCAATTTTTTTGCCATTACTGTCGAATACAGTGTAGTACATCATTAAAATTTCAAAGCAGCGAACTTTTTGGCAAACTTATCATCTTGGTTATTATACTCTTCTTCTTGTCCACTGTCAAGAATGTCGTTCTGTGCTGACTGTTCACAATCATAAAGACGCATCTTAGCACGATCAATACCAAGAACAAACCTCTTATTCATGGTCGGGTCATTATAACGATTCTTCAATTGCTTCACCATAATTTGTCCCAAGTTCTCAAGCTCTTCTGTAGAAATAAGGGCAAACATAAGATCAGCAGTAGCAGGCAAACCAAAGGATTCACTAGTATCAGTGAGTTCAACGTCGCTGCTACCATAACCAGAACGAGTGGTCTGCGTGGCAGAAACGATAGGGACGTTTGCTTCAACAGCCAACCCTCTAAGTTCTTCAGCAATTGCTTTGATATAAGAATATGAATTGACAGACATACCCGACTTATAGCGGGAGGAAGCACATATATTAAGGTAATCAATGAAAATAATATCAGGTCTAAATGACTTCTTAAGTGCAAGTTCATTAATAAGTGACTTAAAGTGTCCACTGTGTGCAGATGCTGTAGGATATTCTTTAATTATAAGAGTACCCTGAGTCTTCTTAGAAATGTTATTAACCTTAGTCTCAAACATTGCCTTAGGAAGATTTGCAATCTCTTGAATATTGACATTCAAAAGATTCGCATCAATGCGTTCTGCAATCTTTTCCTCTGCCATCTCCAGTGTAATATACAGAACGTTCTTACCTTGAAGCAAGCAAGAAGAAGCAAGATGACACATGAATAGAGACTTGCCAACACCAGTGCCTGCAAGAGCAATGTTGAGAGTCTTATTAGGAAGTCCGCCCTTTGTAATCTTGTTGAAGAATTCCAGATCAAAAGGAATCTTGTCTTCGGTTTGATGGTAGAAGTCGTATCTTTCTTCATAGTCATGAAGATAATCGTGACCTACATTATTATCAAAACTTACGGCAAGTGCATCAGACAGAATAGAAGGAATGGCATCTCTGCTTTTCTTCTCACTGTTCCCATCCGCAATGCTAATAGATTCAACCAATGCTAGGTATATAGCACGATCTCGGCACCACTTCTCTGCGGTATCAAGCAACCATTGATTATCATTGGGACTATCTTCAAGTACAGTCACGTACTCACAGATCTTCTTAAAGACATCATCACTCAAATCAGTTCGCTTCTCTGATTCAATCAGGACTACTTCTTTGCTTGGTAGACTGTTGTACTTTACAATAAACTTAGCAATCTCCTCAAAGATTACCTTTTCGTGATAGTTATCAAAATACTCTCCACGGATAAAAGGTAAAACCTTCCGTGAAAAATCCTCATTGAAAATAAGGTTTTTGATTACTGTCGTTTCAACCTTTTCCATCATTTGTAATGCAAGTATGTACTGAGGATGTACTTTGGTTCATCAACAGGTGGTTCTCCCCTATGTGGAAATAACCACAGGGGTGGGAAGACGACCAGTTTACCCTGTTTGGGATCAATTGTCAACTCATTAAAAACTGTTTTTCCGCCAGAGTCAACATCATTCAGATACCACATGAATGATAGAAATCTTCTGGAGGATGCGTAGTCCTGTACATCCACATGAGTATCAAACATGTCTTCCCCTCCAGGATTATACTTTTTAATCCTGAACTGTTCAAGGGCGTGTGAATTGGGGAAGACTCTCTTGTCTACAAATTCATAGTAATCATTTCTATACTGAAACGTTTTCTCAATCAAATGATTATGCAAGTCATCATAATCAGAAGAATTTGCAGTTAAATTGAATTGAGTGAATGATGGTCTCTTTTGTTCATCAATTCTTTCATGTTTTTTTGAATTTGATTCATAGATTTGAATCAAAGCATTACAGACATCATAATCTAGAGCACCATCATAAACTCTCACAAAGTCATCAAGGAGCACCATAACTAAATTCGCTTTGTGCAATCTTGTCTAACTTTTCCATCACTTCTGGAGTGAAATAAACTTCGGGCTCTTTGAGAATTGCTTTAGCATAGACTTTTTTGCCGTCGATCTCATAACGTCCTGCGACGTTTTTCCAGAGACCGCCAATCTCACCGAGTTCAAGAAGACCATAATAACGATCAAGGCCACGCTCATCGTAAAACAGACGTACCTCCACATCTTTGTTCTCCTTACTTAGACGAGACTTAGCAGTCTTTGCTTTGATAATGTTTCCGACGATTTCCGTTCCATCCTTTTCTTTCTTCTTAGATAGGTAAATGATGGTACTAGCAGCGTACTTAAGACCAGAACCACCGCCCATCTCCTTAGTAGGAACATAAGAACCGATAACGTCATAGGTGTGATTGGTAACGATCATGGGGATGTTCGCTTGACCCAACTTGAGAGTGATCATACGGAATGCACCTTTGACCAATTGGGATTTGGTCATGTCACGAACTTGTTTGTCATTGAGTGCGTCGTTAATCTCCTTCTCAGTGGAAAGCATACCTAAAGAGTCTAACACAAACATACAAGGTTTGCGTTCACCTTCAGGTTTTTTTAAGTATAGGTCTACTGCCTTTAACGCTTTACCACGGAAGTCTTCAATCGTAACTACATTGACGACAACTAACCGAGTGAGGTCAATACCCCTAGACTCAAGAAGGGATTTGTTAATAGCAGCCTCAGTGTCAAAATAGAGGCAGTAACCATCAGGGTTGGAATCAAGAAAATTCTTAACGACAGCGAGAGAAAAGAAAGTCTTTCCAGTAGAAGACTCTCCAGCAATAGCAGTAATCTTATTCCCAGATACACCACCAAATATGCTACCTGAAACCAGTGCATTAAAAATGTACGAACCTGTG